ACCGGAGTCGGTCAGCTGCTCCGCTCGCAGATGGTAGAGGACGAGATGCTGCGCCGTGCCCGGCTCGTCAAGGCCACGGCCGAGGCGATCGCCCCGCGCGGTGACCCGCTGACCGACCGGCACGCCGGCCTGTACGCCGCATCGGTCCTCGTCACATCGACCAAGAACGGTGGCGTACGGCAGGACCGGGCCGTCGCCTACGCCACCAACGTCGCCCCGTACGCCCGCTGGGTCGAGTACAGCAACAGCCAGGGCGGCCCGGCCCACCACGTCATGCTGCGCGCCGCAGTGGCCGGGGGCGGCTGATGGAGTGGCCCGATGTGGAGGCCGAACTGGTCTCCTACCTGACGGGGACCAGGACGGTGCGGGTGTGCACGGACCTTCCAGCGGATCTCCTCGATGTCCTGCCGGTCCTGCAGGTGCAGCGCGTCGGCGGCACTGACGACGGGTTCCGCCTGGACCGGGCGCTGATCGACGTCGACGCTTACGCGCTGACCCGCGCCGATGCGTCCGCGCTGGCCCGCGCCGCCCGTGACGACCTCGTCATCAAGCTGCGGGGCGTGAAGACCGCCAAGGCGGTGTTCGGCCGGGTCTCCACCGTCAGCGCCCCGATGTGGCGGCCGTACGAAAACCCGGCGCTGCGCAAGATCGGCGGCACCTACGAAGTGTTCTTCCACCCGGTCTCCTGACCGCCAAGCGGGCCCGCGCCGGACCCTCTTTCCCATCCTGGCCCCGCCGTGCGGGGCCTCAGCATGTCTGGAGGCCAGCGCATGGTCACGATCGACAGGTCCCAGGACCTGACCGTCATCGGAAGCAACGGGGCGGGGTGGGTCGGCCCGTTGGGAACGGAGCGGCCCACGTCGCCGCTCGAGCAGCCCCTCCCGCCGTTCGCACCCCTCGGTGCGACCAGCGACGACGGCCTGGTCTACGGCTTCGATGAGGACTCCCAGGCGTTCACGCCGTGGGGATTGACCTCGCCGTTCCGTACGACGATCACCAAGTCCATCCGTACGTTCAAGATGACGCTGTGGGAAACCGCGCGGGTGCAGGTGCAGAGCATCATGTACCGCATCCCGGCGGCGGACCTCGCGCCGGACGAGGACGGCCTGACGAACTTCGGCGAGACGGCCGCCCCCACCCCCGACAGGCGGGCGTGGTGGTTCGTGGTCTTCGATGGCGACACCGCCCGCGGCTTCTACGTCCCCCAGGGCGAGATCTCTGACCGCGACGACGTGACGTTCAAGCAGGACACTATGTCCGGCTACGGCATCACCGTCACGGCGTACCCGGACGACGCGAACATCACCGTCTACCACACGGACTTCGTGCCGGTCACGCCCGCCTACACCGGCTCCTGAGCCGGTCCCATGAACGGGGTGGCGGGCCGATCCTGGCGCGGGCCCAGCCCGCCACCCTCTCCATCTCACCCGCCCGCGCCAGACCGAGAAAGGCCCGCGCATGCCCACCACGAAGCAACAGCTCGAGGAACAGAACGCCGCTAACGCGGCCGAGGACCAGGAGGCCGCCGCAGACGACGACGGCGACTACTACCCGGTTCCGCTGGCCGGCCACGACGGCGTCACCAAGGACGTCCGGACCCTGCCCGCCACCAGGTGGCCCGCCTCCGCGTTCCGCGCCCTGAACCGCAGCGACTTCGACACGTTCTTCGACATCATCCTTCACGAGGACGACTACGACACCTTCGTGGACCTCGACCCGGACCCCAAGGCGATCATCCACTTCGCGGAGAAGGCATCCGAAGTGGGCGGGGACAACCTGGGAAACTCCAATGGGCGGCGAGGATCCTCGCGGCCCACCCGGAGGAGGTAGAAGCCGACCTCATCGAGCGCGGCCTGGACGTCCTCGATGTCCACCGCGGCCTGATGACCTGGCGCCGCCTCCGCGTGATCATTCAGCACCTGCCCGCGGAATCCCACACGATGACCGCGCTCCGCAACGACCTCACCGATGAGGAGTACGCGGGGTACGCCAGCAAGGGCGAGCCGGAGAAAGCCCGCTGGTCGCAGATCGAGCAACTGCTCGCCGCGGTGGTCGACTCCCTGCGGCGCCTGGAGTACGTCACAGTGCTATCCAACCTCGACAGCAAGGCCCGTAAACCGGCTCCGCCGGAGCCGCTGCGGCGCCCCGGGATGAAGGCCGTACATCCGAAGCCAACGATGACCGACCGGGCCCGTGAGGCCCTGTTCCGCCTCATCAAGGGGCAGGACGCCGTGTAGCGATCGAGTCGCGAGGGGGTGACCCTCGTGCCGATCAGTGTCGGATCCGTCGAAGTCGACATCGTCCCCAACACCACGGGGATCGAACAGAGGCTCCGGGACGCGCTCGTGCCGGCCGCGACGAAGGCCGGCGAAGACGCGGGCAAGGCCGCCGGTGAGGCGTTCGGCCCCGCCATGCAGCGGGCCGTCGGCAACATCGGGCTGTCGATCGGCCAGCAGATCGGCACCGAGATCGCCAACCGCATCAAGGACGCGGTGAAGGACGCCCTCAAGCAGGGCATCACCATCGGCGGCCAGCAGGCGAAGGTCGCCGCGTCCAAGCAGGGCGACGACGCCGGCGGTGCCTTCGCCCGCACCCTGCGGGCCAAGCTCGTTGAGGCGTTCCGGGCGATGCCCAAGCTGAACGTCAGCCTCGCCGACACCGGTGTGGACGCGGAGCTCGCGCGGCTCCGCGCCCGCATGGAGACCCTGTCGAACAAGCGGATCGGGATCGACGTCGACGTTACCCGGGCCGACGCCGAGGTCGCCGACATCGAGGCGCAGCTCACCCGGCTCGGTGCCGCGCACCCGAACGTCGCGGTGCGTGCGGACACCGCGGCGGCGCGCGCCGCGCTGGCCGACATCCGGGCGGAGATCGAGCGGGTCTCCTCCAACGCCGTCAACATCCAGGTCGAGACCGACGGTGCGTGGGCTACCCGTCTGCGGGCGGCCGTCCAGCGCGCTCAGGCGTCCCTGCCGGACGTCAACATCCAGGCCCGGGTGGATACCACCCCCGCGGAACTGGAGATGGCCCGTTTGCGGGCGTCGCTGGGTGCGCTGTCCGATGAGCGCATCGGTGTCGACATCGACGCGGCGACCGCGCAGGCGAGGATCGATGAGATCCGCGCCCGGCTGCTTGCGCTCGGCGCGTCGTCCCCGAACATCGCGGTGCGCGCGGACACCGCCGCCGCGCTGGCGCAGCTCGCCGCGGTCGACGCCGCGGCGGACGGCCTGGACGGCAAGGACATCAACCTCCACGTCTCCAACCGGGAGGCACTGTCGGCGATCTTCCAGGTGTCGATCGCCATCGCCGGCCTGATCGCGCTCCCGGCGATCCCGGTCCTCGCGGCCGGCACCGGGTCCCTGGTCGCAGGATTCACCGCGGCCGCTGTCGGCGTCGGCGCGTTCGCCGCCGCTGCCCTTCCCGCGATCAGCGACGTCAAGGGCGCTCTCGACGCACAGAAGCAGGCCCAGAACGCGGCAGCCACCGCGACGGCGAAGAGCGGCCAGGCCGCCGCTCAGGCAGCCTCGCAGTCCCTGCAGATGGCCGGGGCTCAGCAGGCTCTTGCCTCCGCGGTGCGCAGCGGTGCCCGGGAGATCGAGCAGGCCAGAGAGGCCGTGGGCAACGCGATCCAGCAGGCCGCGCTGCAGCAGGTGCAGGCCGACAGCGCGGTGGAGAAGGCCGAGGGTGACCTCGCCGACGCGCAGAAGGCCGCGAAGCAGGCCCAGTTGGACCTGGTGGCCGCGCGGAAGACCGCGGCCGACCAGCTCCAGGACCTCAACAACCAGCTGGTCGACGCCGACCTCGCGCAGCGGCGCGCGGCACTCGCCGTAACGTCCGCGCAGGAGCAGCTCACCGCAGACAAGGCCGCTGGTGCGAAGGTCACCGCGGAGCAGCTTGCGCAGGATCAGCTGGCGTACGACGCGGCCGTTCAGTCGCTGTCCGAGCAGCAGATCCAGACCAAGCGTCTCCAGGACCAGACGACGGCCGCGAACAAGGCCGGCGTCAAGGGCAGCGCGACCTATACGCAGGCCCAGGACGCCGTGGCCCAGGCCCAGGCCAACGTCACCGACCGCACCCAGGCGCTGTCGGACGCGCAGGCAGCCCAGGTACGGACACAGCAGCAGAACGCCCAGGCCATCGCGGACGCGCAGGCGAAGGTCAGCGACGCTGAGGCGAACGCCGCAGACTCCATCGCGAGCGCGCAGCGGCAGGTCGCTTCGGCCTCGCTGTCGGCCGCGAGCGGTTCGGACGCGAGCGCCACGGCGGCGCAGAAGTACCAGCAGGCCCTGGACAAGCTGACGCCGAGCTCGCGGGCCACCTTCAACGCTTTCCTCGATCTCCGGACGGCGTTCAAGGGCTGGTCTCGGGACTTGCAGCCGGAGATCATGCCGATCTTCACCCGCGGGATCGACGGGGCGAAGAACAGCCTGCCCGGGTTGACGCCTCTGGTCACCGGTGCGGCGAAGGGCATCGAAACCCTCCAGGACAAGGTCAGTAAGGGTTTCAAGAGCCCGTGGTGGCTGTCCCTGAAGAAGGACTTCGCGTCATCGGTCCAGCCGGCGATCGTCGGTGTCGGCACGGCGATCGGGAACGTCTTCGTAGGGGCCGCGGGGATCATTGACGCTTTCCTCCCGCACATCAACACCATCTCCACCCGGATGGACAAGATCACGGGAAAGTTCGCGAACTTCGGGAAGAACCTCAAGGGCAGCCCGAAGTTTGAGAACTTCCTCGACTACGCGTCGCAGGAGGCCCCGAAACTCGCCGACTCCCTCGGGAAGATCGGAGACGCCTTTGTAGACGTAGGGAAGGCGACCGCTCCGCTTTCCGGCCCTGTGCTGAAGGCACTGGGAGCCGTCGCCGATGTCATCGGCAGTATCGCCACCAATTCGCCGGGGGTTATCCAACTCCTCTACGCGATCTTTGTCGTGACGAAGCTGGCGACGCTCGCGCAACTGGCGTGGAACGGCGCGGTCCTCGTCTACAACGCGATTGTGGTGCTGACCACGCTGATCACCGACGGGTGGACTGCCGCCACGCTGGCTGCGGACGCAGCCTTCGCAGGGAACCCGATCGTCGCGATCATCCTGATCATCATCGTCACGATCGGCTTGCTGATCGCCGCTGTCCTTTGGGCATGGAATCACTGGGCGTGGTTCCGTGACTCGGTGAAGGCAGTCTGGGCCGGGATTCAGATCGCCGTGCAGGCGGTCGTCACCTGGTTCACGAAGGACTTCATTCCGTTTTTCACGAAGACGATCCCCAACTCCTTCATGTGGCTGATGGGATGGATCAGCCGAAACTGGCCGCTTGTTCTCGGGATCATCACCGGCCCGATCGGCCTGACCGTGTGGGCGATCACTCACTACTGGGGGA